AGCAACATTGCTACAGTGGCCTATGTAAACAGTCAAATATCTTCTTTAAGTGCCAACTCAATTACCAACGGAACAAGTAGTGTGGCAGTTATTGCAAGTGGTGGAAACATTCGTGCCAACGTAGGCGGCAGCACAATTACAAACACCTACTCAAGTGGGTTGGCAGTTACTGGATTAATCAGTGCTACAGGTGCTGTGACAGCCGCAAGTGTAGTTGGTGGAGTAATGACTGGTAGCAGTGTCAGTGTCACTGGCACAATCAACGGCACAACACTCACAGGTACTAGCCTAACCGTATCAACTGGTAATATCACTGGTGGTAACTTGATACTAAGTGGCGCAATTCAAGACTCTGGTCAACTAGACATCAACACCACAGCAAGCAACGGCAATATTGTGCTTACTCCAAATGGAACAGGTAATGTCAATACAGGTGCCAATGTCAGTGTCACTGGTCGAGTTACTGCCGCATCAGTAGTGGGCGGAGTTATAACCGGATCAAGTGTGAGTGTCACTGGCACAATCAACGGCACAACACTTACTGGCACAAGTTTGACAGTAACCACAGGCACTATCACTGGTGGTAATATTGTGAATGGTAACGCCAACGGAGTTGGTAACATTGGCAGCTCAACTACATATTTCAATACAGTATTTGCCAAAGCAACATCAGCACAGTACGCTGACTTGGCCGAGATGTATTGTGCTGACTCGGCTTATACTCCCGGAACTGTGCTTGCGTTTGGCGGCTTAGAAGAAGTCACAATCACAACACAGTCACACAGCACTCAAGTGGCCGGCATTGTAAGTACAAATCCCAGCTATCTGATGAACAGCACACTTACCTGCGTCAATGCTGTACAAGTGGCCTTGGTGGGACGAGTACCATGTCATGTGGTTGGCACCATTGCCAAAGGTGATCGTTTGGTTGCCAGTTCGACACCTGGCATTGCCACACGTTTAGACATGTCACAATATCAACCTGGCTGTATCATTGGCAAGGCTCTTGAATCATATGACTCTGAAACAGTGGGCACAATTGAAGTGGCAGTAGGCCGGTTCTAATGGATGCCAGATACCGAACTGACTATCTTGGTGAGTTTGTAATCCTTGAAACCAAGTGGTCCGGCGGTAAAAAATCTGAAACTCGTGAATGGATTGCCAATCCCATTGTCAATCATCATCTCAGTGGACGTGCTGCCTGTATTGGCAGTGCCTTAGATCACTCACGTTTTGATTACACTAGACTACAACGCCATCGTGGTGGCCTGTTGGGCAGTAAAAAATTACAGACCTATGGAACAGGCACAATTGCCCAACAAATGCGCTTGGATTTTGCTGTAGAAACCGACGTTGATAATTTAACTAAAATTTTAGAAACTGGTTACCAGGCCAACAACATTGTGTACACCAGTCCACGCTATTGTATTGCGCACCCTGGAGAATTTTATCTAATTCCTTTAAGACCTCGAATAGTCGACCTAGCTACTTTAATATATCTAGCGGCCTTTGACGGCCACAAAGAAATATTCATGCTGGGCTACACAGATGAAACTGCCGGGGAACACAACGAGTGGATGCAACAAATTGTCAACATATTTACAGCATACTCTGGCACTAAATTTTATCTAATAGGTGAACCAACTAGAATGCCCGATATCTGGTTGAATTGTGCCAATGCTCAGAGCATGACCTATCGAGACTTTATTGGTTACTGTGACGTTTGAACAGTAGATTCAATAGTTAATATTTTGTTTTGTACCGCTTCAAAGTTTACAGTGCTCCACAATCCCGGATGCATGGGTCTGGGCCATGTGCCCGAATCAATCCAGGCATAGCCGGTGTGTTCTTCATTGAGCCGGGGCTGAAATTCCTGATCAACCACACAGAAAAAAGTGTGATATTCAAATCCTGCATCCGAGGTGGTAAATTTCTCCAAAGGTATTAGCTTGAAATAGTCAGGCACAAAACCCATTTCTTCACAGCATTCTCGATTCATAGCCGCCAGAAGAGTTTCTCCAAGTTCCACACGACCTCCTGGCAAGCCCCAGCTGCCTGGATGTTTGGGATCGCTCCGCATTAGATACAGATAGCGTTGGGTGCTCATGGCATAGAACCATACACCCACAGCACTTACAACACTAGGCTCCATTCGCCTCCGGGATAAAGTCCCTGATATGATTTGATCCAGGCCGTGCCGGTCCAGCGATATTGTAGCTCTGTGGTGAGGTTAGTGACATACTGTATATTATCTGGACTAGATGCCGAGTCAAAACTTATTTGCCACCGTGAGCCATCGTATTCCACTATGTCATTGGCCTGGGCCACCAAAGGTTGTCCGCTCACACCTTCCCAGGCGTCAGGATTGGTCAAGCCAGGATTGTTGTAGTTGCCGGTGGCCTGCGTGAACAAATAACGCTGACCTGCGGCGGCCGCTGGTAGTCCAAAGCCCGGACCACTGATCAAGGGATCGATCACGGCCGTGATAGGTGCCAGGGTATTGGGTGGCACAGTGCCTTCGTTGACCGTGAACAACAGGAATCGGTCATCGGTTGGATCATAGGCCACTGTTCCGGTGATTTCGGTGCCATCTGGTTGTTCCAGGGTGATGTAACTGATACCCGGACGCAGAGTGCCATACAAGTTGACCACACTTTGCCACAACAAATTGCTGGAAGGACTGTCGGGCGGGGTCAAACTAGCATTGGGTTCGTCTACGACCTGTTGTTTTCTCAAGGCCTGTAGTTTGTTGTCGATCAGCAACACTTGATACCCGTATGGAGTAAATCTTTGTCGTGTGCCCAGCAGGAGGTCACTGTTGGTCAGGCTTTCAGCCAAGTCACCTTGCACGTCATACACACTGGCAATGATACGTTCAATCACACCCAGTTTTTTGACCTTGGCCGGAGGAGTTATCCACATGGGCAAGGTAAACGACAAAGTGGCTATGTCAATGGGGTTGTCGGCGTTTACAGGAATAGTTCGACTGCTCCAGCGCACATCTTTGAGATACAGCACTGTCAAACTGGTCCAGTCTATGTAGTTATCGGTGCTTTGAATTTCCAGACCCGGATTGAACAAGGTCAGGATTTGTTCCAACAACTGCATTTTTTGATTGGTGTTTGATGTCCAGATATCCAGGTTTATGGTCATCTCATAGGGCACAGGCATGGCACGCTCAATGGTAAATGCATTGCCCTGCGTGGTTTCGTAAGTGTCAGTGTCAGCATCATAGGTTCGTTGTCGCACCTGTATGTTGTTGACAAAGTAAGGTTCTTGCATTCTAGGACGATCATACTTGAGATCCGTGACGTAAAATGTCATCAAGGGCGTTGCTGGCATGTCGTTGGCCGAGTTGTTTTGCAAGATAGTTTGGGCCTGTCGACTGGCATCACCGTAGCGCACAGGCACACGTACCAGAGTGTCTACGTCTGAACCAGGTCCTTGTCCAGCCTGGTTGGCACCATACTCCACATCAAAATTAGAAAATACTCGCGCAAACTGCAACAAGAAGCGACGGATTTGAGCATCATAGAAAAATTGAGCGATGATTATCTCCCTGGAGGTCTTGGGTTGGGTGGTGTAATATTGCCACCTCGGTCACCGTTGTCGGCTTGTATTTCCAGGATCTTGCTCAAACTCTGGCGGCTTGGAATGTTTCCAATGTCTGTGGTAGGAACTGTGTAGGTGTTGTTGACAAAGCTGGCACGCTGAGTCAAGGCCTGGGTGGCATAGTCTAAGTCAGTCCTTACATTGTCAGTGATGGCCAGCCAAGCCTGTCCGTTGTAACGGAACAAGCGATTGGGGAAATAATCCAGTCTCAGACAGTAATCTCCCAAGATCGGTGTGGGAGGAAATTGTGTGCCAGGCGTGACCGGAAGACCATTGGGTGCATGAGTTGATCCGGTGAGGTACCCTTGTGCATAGCCGAAGCCGTTGGGTGTGATTCCTTCTCCGGTTTGTGTGCCATCCACGGTGTTAGTAGTGTTGTCAGCAGTGAGTCCGGCACTGGCAGGTTCACCATTGGGCCCGGTGGGCAGGATGTAAAATTTAACGTTATCATAGCCCGAAAGTGGAACTTCTTCATAGGCCTGTGTAAGTATGGCATCGTTGATGGCCAAGTCTTTGGGTCGTGTGCTTTGCTTGTCACCCACGGTGTTGGGCGTGGTGATTACCGCCCAGTATGCGGTGTTTGAGATGTCTGTGCCAGGTGGTACATTCTGTGCGGCCTGATAATAGGTGCCGCCGTTGTTGACTATTTCGCCTGCAGGATAAAAGTTGCCAGGATCCCAGATGTTTTCAGGCATGAATGGTTGATCAATGATTTGGCTGTATTCTTGTGCATTGACCATGGGCGTGGCCTTGATGCGCCACAGGTGTGGTTGCCAGGTCTGGCTGAATCCTTCGCTGGCAAAATTGCCATCTTGTATCACATAGTATCTGGCCAGGCTCTTGACCAAGGTGGTATCCAGGGGATGATAATCTCGAAGATTGGGTATTTCAATTACATCGCCACTCATGAGCTTGCGACCCAGGGTGTCTATCATGTCGTTGTAGTGGAAGGTGATAAACAAGGTATCACCGTTGAGAAACAGGCCAAACTGCGTAAGGTCAAAATCTATGTCTTGGGTTCTATAAACACCGCGCATGACAAACACATCAGGAGCATACACTCGATCGCGGTTTTCCAACAACAGGAGATCTTCGATAAAAAGTGGATTGGTACTGTTGTAGTTGGGTATAGTGGCATCATTGTTGCCGTTGTCGGTGCCAGCACCCTGCGGACCAAGATATTTGTGCACCAGGATATCAATGCCGCCCACAGTGAACATTTCACTGATGTTGCGATCAAGATATTGGTAATCGTAGGTTCGATTGGGGCGATAAAGGCTCAAGCGTGGCATAG